AGTTGTTCCCTTGAAGTATATCCTTGAAAAATTCGGACGCCCTCTCCGTGAAAAGCTCTGTCCTAAGCTTATACGCGAGATTCCGCCTCCATTGGTATATATCCGTTTCTCCTGATAGGGTATAATTTACCAGCCTGTCCATTACTACAATGTCTATATTGATGTTGTCCCTTATCAGACCGCCAATATAAACCATATTGTTAGGGGCTGAATCTACGGTTACTACAATAGCCGGCAATGTCGTGTTTACTACTGTCCTTCCGTCCGATACATTAGACGTCAATACGGGTATATGATTCTCTATGACAATATCCGTTTGCCTGAAAAAATCTATTAATTTTTTAGTCAATAACCCTATCATATGCCCTATTTTTCGCTAAAATATTAAGTTTTTCGTTATCAATCAACTATTTATTGAAATTTTTATTCCAAACCGCCAAAATCGCCCTATGTGCGAGCCTATAAGTCCTCGCTCCTACCCCCATGAATTGGCGGGCTGGTATTTGTGGAGGTTTCCTGTTTATTTTATATGCAGGCT